GGAGAAGAAGATAAAGGACATCCATATATGGAGCAAAGAGTTTGTTATGAACCTAATACGATGTGCAATGTTGGAGGCTTACTATGAGCGTCAATTCCCTACGGATGTTAGGCTAGCCATCATAAACATTAGTCCGTGGCAATGGAAGGGTGTTAGGAAGTACGCATACCTCCGAATTATTAAACCAATGGTGGATAGTCTAGAGGTTGAGTTGCGAAGTAGGTAATTTTAACTACTGGCATCATAGTCTCTGAGGAGGTGTCCGGTGAGGTTTACATCAAAACCAACAATTAGTCATTCGCCCAAGGCCGACGAACGGCATGATAATAAGGACGATTGGCGTGACTTCCAATACGGAAGTAACTGGCAATCGGTTTACTCTTACCAGAATAATAATGCACAACGTCGCGCTGTATTTGGCACGGATGACTACTCTTATTTTTACCCCGACTCAGCAGCAAGGGATGTGTTTGGTGATAGCTATACAATAATCACCACAAGCAGAGGTAGACGCAATCCTATTATACGATTGCTAAAACGATGCCGCCGGGAAGACAACTGCTTAGTATGGTTAGGAAACAGTATTAACGGCTATGGGAGGATACGTATTGATGGGAGCCTGGAATATGTGCATAGGGTGATGTACGCCAGGTTTTGTGGACCCCTAGAGGGGAACATCACTCATACCTGTGGCAACCGCTTGTGCTGTAATCCAGATCACCTGTCTCCACTATGGAAGCATGAGGGAAGACCACGATACTTTGAAACAAAAACGGGCCACGAGAATAAGGCGACGTAACCTAGTGGCTAAGAACAGCCCCTATAAGGGACACAGCCATAAGACTAAAGTGAGGTATAACAGGGTAGTGAAACATAAAGATGCACATTGGGACTAACCTATATTGGAACGGTACAACTGCATGGGAGATACTTCCTGATGGAGCTCACATAAAGAGGAACATGACCTTTGATGACTACTACGCTAGAGCCCTAGGCAGAGACAGAGTGGCAGACAATAGAGTCTCCACCCACCCACACAGGCCCGAACCGGTTCGTTCTAAGTCATGAAGACGCAAAAAACCTTACTTTTTGTGTGTGTTTATTACGCAACAGGTGTTGTATGTACGCAACAGCACCAAGATGTCCCACTCCCACAGGGAATGTAGGGTTTGACTGCGCATAACGGGAATTATGTTAAATAGAGGGAGGAGTATCAATCCCCCACAATCTAGCAAAAATGGGCATATTTGAGTACCAATAATACACACAGAGTTTATAAGGTTTTGCCACTGCCTGTTGTATTTATACCACTGTTGTATTTCTGCAACACGTAGTGTCTGGACCCCCCCGGCCCCCTTTTCGAAAGAAGACGTCAACGATATTGTACCTGCAAACCAGACTCAAGAATCAGGGTTTTAATATATCAGTTACGCCCACTTATCTAGCGTGTCACGGTCTGTCTGGCCCGACATCAAATTTTTCCACTGAGGGAGTAGGATGGCCCACGTTAAGTCTAAAAGCATAGAAGTCAACGGCGTTTACTACCTAATTGGTGGTCCCAATGACAAGCTAATTGGTGGCCCTTATGCCACGGCAGCTGAGGCTGATTCAAAAAGCAAAGAGGCATCACAAATCCTAGGCGAAGCTCCCATAGAGGATTACCAACTTTATCTGGCGTCCGGTTCTGCACCTGCTGTGACTAACCCCAAAATTGTTGACCGCCTGTATGACGCTCTAGAACTCGGCGAACATAGAGGCAAAAAGAACACTTGGGTTCCTAACGCTAGCATCCCTCCTTCTACCGCTTGGGGTCCTGTTCAATTATTGGTTGGTCCTGCCAAGGACATGCTTAGTAACCAAAACGTCATAGGAAAAGGCATTACCCCTCTTACAACTGACGAGCGCGATTACTTAGTTAAATACATAGCCGCTCGCGGCAAGCATAAGACTCCACCTAACACCGCAAAGGATAAAAGATTATATGAGGCCGTAGCTAAAAAATACATCGATTTCGTCTGGGGCGTCTCTCAGGGGAATCATAAAAATTTCGCTACGCTTTGGCGGTGGGGGTTGTTTGACCCAAAAACAAAGCAGCTATGGCCCAACGGCATAAACACCAACCTAGACATCGAAACGGACGACCCTAACTATTGGCAATTCTTTGATAGTTTCTATCAAAGGCCCGATACCACATGGACAAGTCGGCTAGGACCAATTTCTACCGCATCAGCAGAAGGTGACGAGATGGCACAAGAACTACAAGGTCTATTATCTGAATCCCGAGGAGATTTCCCCCTCACCGACAGAGAGATTAGGGAGGGAGGAATTATTTCTGACGCCGAAAAGCGTATGGCTGATTCAGCCTTGGAGAAGGCTGTTGTTTTAATGCTACAGCAAATGCAAGGCCCAAAAAACCCGTCTTCACCGGAGGCTATAAACGCCGCTCTTGGTGTAGCGGATATGGCGGGCATCGAGCCTCAAGCTCTTATGGAGGGCTACAACGAATTTTTCACTGAGCTCAAGTCAACCAAAGAATTCACCTCGCCTGATTCCTTGCGTAACTACCCATCTTACCAGCAAATGTCTATGCCAGGTAAGAACATAGGGTCTGGTGTTCCCATGACCACCGAAGAGGGATTTAACTATATGGCACCAACCTCCGAAGAAGAGGCGGATGCTGTCTTTGCCCGGTTTAAGGAGTTTGTAGCTCCTATGCTGCAGGGGACACAGGGAAGCATAACAGACCGGGAGGCTGAGCTTTTCGAACAACAGACACCCGGAATTGAAATAATGAGGGACGGCGTTCTTACCGAGGGCGGCTTCGACATCCTCAGGAACCTGCAGCCAGGACTACTAGCTGAAGAGCCTAGCTTTCAAAGATTGCTGGGCACAACCCCTGAACCCGTATTCCAACCCCTACAGCCGGAGCCGGTATTGCAATCATTACTTGGTTCTGGTCAGGTGACTGATAAGGAGAAGCAGCTCAAGCAAGAAGGCACTACCCTTAACATAAACATTGGGCCTCAGTAATGGCGGACTGGGCGAGAACGTGGGGTAGCTACTTGGATACCCAGACAGATGTTACTGGTGTTGGGTTTAATAAGGCAAGGTGGGGTAACGTCTTTAACCCCGGAGGGCCGCAGGGTGATTATCTAACGAGTAATCCCGACGCGTTTAAGACGTCTTACGGTGATATGTTGTCCACTGTGCCTACTGACCAACGACGCAGTTTGTTTGATTCCACTATGGACGACATGGCTGGAAAGATTGGGTTCGGGTTGTCTGGAGACGCCCTTGCAGGCAAGTTTCTTGGTGATAGCACCGAAGATAACAAGCAGAACCTTTTTGATACGGTTACACAAAACATAGTCGACATAGGAGATGGCATAGGGGTTAATGTTTTGCCTGATTTTGGCGGTGGTTACTTAGGCGGTGACAGTGCTGGTGACGCCGGTATGCAGGCTGGTACTTCAGGGGAGGGATGGGAATGACTAAAAGATATGGTATGCCATCTAAGGTGGTTAAGAACAAAAACAAAAAGGCTAGCATCGTTTCTGAGTGGAACAAAATAGAACGTAACTTCGCCGCTAGGAATACAAATCTAAAAAAGGGTCAAATTTCAGACAGGGAAATGCTGATACTTCTGAGGGCAGCCCCCAAGACTCAGGCCAATCTTAATATGCTCAAAAGACTGATAAGTAAATGAGGACAGACAAGCAAGAGGCTTTCATTGAGTCGTATTGCCAAACAGGTAACGCAACAAAGGCTGCTGTTATGGCTGGTTATTCCGAAACAACCGCCACCCAAAAGGGCTACTACCTAAAGAACAAGTTCTCGAAAGAGATACATGAAAAAACCCGACAAATGATACAGGATTCAGTGCCTGCCGCAATAAACCAGATGCGAATCCTCGCAGATTCCGCCGAATCTGAATCGGTAAAACTAGCCGCTAACAAGGATTTACTAGATAGGGCCGGTCTCAAGCCCACAGAAAGGGTTGAAACTCAAATATCGCACGTTGAACAAGCTTCAACCGACGAATTAGTGCGTGAACTGGAGGCTTTAACGGCAGAATCCACCCCTGAACTACCGAAAGGACTAATCAATTGATAGTCAAGCGTGGCAGCAAGTACGTAGTTAAATCAAAAACAGGAAAAACCCTTGGCACTTACCCAAGTAGAGCACAAGCCCGTAAAAGGCTACGACAAATCGAGCACTTCAAGAAAAGAGCTTGAGCGAGCCGTAGAGGTAGCCCGTGAGATTAGAAGTCGTCAACGATTTAACAAGCTTGACTTCTACGACCCTTACCCCTACCAAGAGGCTTTCCACACTACGGGGGCAGATGCCAACCAGCGTCTGCTTATGGCTGCTAACCGCATTGGGAAGTCCTACTGTGGGGCCGCAGAAATAGCCTATCACACGACAGGACTTTACCCTAAATGGTGGAAAGGGAGGCGTTTTAACGAGCCTGTGGTAACTTGGTGTGGCGGAGTCTCTAATGAAACCACCCGTGATATTGTTCAGTACGAGCTATTAGGACCTCCAGACAACCTAGAGGCATGGGGTTCTTGTGCTGTACCTAGAAAGCTTATAGTCAATACCGAACGAAAGCCCGGTATACCTAACGCCAAAAGCTCTGCCCTAATAAAGCACGTTACCGGAGGCCTGAGTACCATTGTATTCAAGTCCTACGAGATGGGCCAAGAGAAGTGGCAGGGCAAGTCTGTTGACGTAGTGTGGCTTGACGAGGAGCCTCCTCGGGATATTTACTCGCAAGCGGTCACCAGAACATTAGATAGAAGGGGTATGGTCTACATGACGTTCACCCCTGAAAACGGGATGACTCAAACTGTAGCATCCTTTATCAATGAACTCAAGCCCGGACAGTCGTTAAATAACGCTACTTGGGATGATGCCTCCGAAAAGGTCTTTTCCCAAAAAGGTGAGAGAGGCCACCTCAACGAGGAGGTAATGGAACAAATACTTTCCTCGTACTCCCCGCACGAGAGGGAGATGAGGAGGTACGGGCGACCCTCTATTGGGTCTGGGCTTGTTTACCCTGTTTCGGAAGAAAAGCTAGTTATAGAGCCCATTAGTATACCCGACCATTGGCCCAAGATAGCCGCTATTGACTTTGGATTTGACCACCCTACTGCCGTGGTGTGGGCTGCGTGGGACCGAGAAGAAGATTACGTATACATTTATGATTGCTACAGACAATCTAAAGCACCGCCTGCCGTACACGCGGGGATGATTAATACCAGGCCTAGGTTCATACCGATAGCTTGGCCCCACGATGGCAATAGGCGGGACTCAATGGGCAACCCAGGCCTAGCTGAACAATATAGGGGAATGGGATGCAACTTTCTGCCGTTTCACTTCGAGAACCCTCCTGCTTTGGGAGAGAAAAAGGGCGGAAATTCCATCGAAGTGGGGATTATGGACATCTACCAACGGATGGAAGATGGCAGGTTTAAGGTGTTTAGCACTTTATCCGATTGGTTGCAAGAGTTTCGTATGTACCACAGAAAGGATGGCAAGATTGTCCCCTTAAATGATGACTTAATGTCCGCCACTCGGTACGCTGTGATGTCAATGCGTTATGCGGTATTGGGCTCAGACCCTGACTGGACCGGTGATATTAAATACAAGAATTATGGAATTATTTGATGGCTAAAAAAATAACCGAAGAAGAATTAGTAGCCCGTGTAAGAAGGGAGATAGATGATTCTCTGGGCTATGGCGAAGACGTAATTGCACGTCAGCGTGAAAAAGCCATCGAGTATTACTACGGACTGCCCTTTGGAAATGAGGTAGAAGGCAGAAGCCAGTTCGTCGACTCCACGGTTGCTGACACTATTGAATGGATAAAGCCATCATTGATGAGGATATTCGCGTCAGGAGATGAGCTTGTAAAGTTTAACCCCGTTGGCCCAGAAGACGAGCCGATGGCCCAGCAAGCCACGGATTATGTTAATTACATATTTACCAAGCAAAACCCAGGCTGGGAGATATTATACTCTTGGTTTACTGACGCCCTTCTCCAAAAGAACGGAATAGTTAAAATATGGTGGGACTACACCGACGAATGGGATAGGGAGGCTTATACCGGCCTAACTGACATTGAATTTGAGGCTCTCCTTTCTTCTGAGAACGTTGAAGTTGTAGAACATACGGCATACACCACAGAAGGGGAGGAGTTAGAAGTTCCCCTTGACCCCGAGGAGGTTCCCATTGAAGGAACCGCTCCAGCGACGACGACTTACCATGACGTAGTTATAAAACGCAATACAAGTTCCGGGAAAATAACTATAGAGAATGTGCCTCCCGATGAGTTCCTTATTTCGCGGGAATCTAAAACGATACAGGATGCTAGGTTTGTTTGCCATAGAGTAAGAAAGACGGTATCGGAACTAAGGGAAATGGGCTATGACATTGACCCAGAAGAACTAGGCGTTTCAGAAGACGATTCTGATCTAGCTTTCCGCATACCCGCTAGATATGATTTTGACAGTAGCTCCGAATATGGTATGGGTTTTAGTGGTTACGGGGAAACAACCAGTGAATCCGCGCTTCAAACTTATTGGCTGCATGAGAGTTTCCTAAAGACAGATTATGATGGGGACGGTATTGCCGAGCTAAGAAAGGTTTGCACCGTAGGTAGTAAGGTGTTAGCAAACGAGCCTATTGACTCAAAACCTTTTGTTTCACTTACCCCGGTAAAAATACCACACAAGTTCTATGGCCTTTCGGTGGCCGACTTGGTGATGGATCTCCAGCTCATTAAGTCTACGCTAATGCGTAACTTGATGGATAATGCCTATAACCAGAACTTTGGCAGATATGCAGTTCTAGAAGGACAAGCGAATCTCGATGATCTCTTAACGCAGAGACCGGGAGGGGTTGTCAGGGTTAAGACCCCCAACGCAGTCACTCGCCTTGACACCCCACCGCTTGAGCCTTATTCGTTTCAAATGTTGTCTTACCTTGATGGTATACGGGAGAGCCGTTCCGGCGTTTCCTCGATGTCTCAAGGGTTAAATTCTGACGCCCTAACGTCCCACACGACCGCCACTGCTGTGGCGCAGGTAATGACTGCCGCCCAGCAGCGTGTGGAGCTTATAGCTAGAAACTTTGCCGAAACAGGCGTGAAGGAGCTGATGCGTAGCATCTATGAACTCCTACAAAAGAACCAAGACAAGGCTGTTGTGGTTAAGTTACGAGGTGAGTGGCTAGACATACGCCCGGACTCATGGCGTGATAAGGCCGATTGTACCGTTTCTGTTGGACTAGGGCATGGTAATCGTGACCAACAGCTCCTGCACTTGGGGACTATGTTGCAATTTGCAACCCAAGCTATGCAGGGTGGGCTAGACATTGTAAATGAACAGAACCTTTACAACATGGGAGCCGCCTTAATTAAAAACATGGGCTTTGTGAACGTCCAAGACTTTTTAACCGACCCATCCTCAATACCACAGCAAGAAGGCCCAACTCCAGAGGAGCAGATGGCCGCAACCGAGCAACAAATTAAACAGAAGGAGCTCGAGATAAAAATTGCCGAGGTACAAATAAAAGCGCAAAGAGTTCAGTTGGAGGCTGCTGAGGCCAAGGTTGATTCACAACTAAAGTTCGCAGAACTTCAACTTGAGCGCGAGCAAAAAAGGGCCGTTGCGATTGGGCCAACATAGGAGGGCATAATGCCAACACCACCCCCAAAGAGGTCACGTAAAAAAGGTAGCAACGACGATGACTTTAATAAACTTGATAAAGAACTAGCCGGTGTACCTTGGAAAAAGGCGCACAAGAGGCGCGGTCGTGGGCGCAGACGCCCAGGTAAAATTGACCTTGACTTTGTAGTATAGATGGACGAACAAAGAGAGATAGCGGCTAAACGCCTGATAAACGACCCGCTACTTAACGAGGCATTTGATGTCTTGAAAAAAGATTTAATGGACCGCTGGAGTGTTAGCGGTTCAACAGAGTTGGAAGCCAGGGAATCAATCTGGCTTGCGATGAGATTGCTTGATAGGATTCATGGGCATCTAAATTCAATTGTTGAAACTGGCCACATGAATAAAGTTCTAGAAGAGCAACACCCATTCATCTAAGAGGAATTTAATTATGGCGGACACGCAAGAAGCCCCGCAAGTAGAAACAGATAGTACGGGACCCGGTAGTATATGGGAAGCGCAAGAGGCGATACTCAGGATGAAGGAACCCGAAGGGGACAAGCCTGAATCTGAGGAAGCCGCACCTACGGAAGTGGAAGAGTCTACTGAGGAAACTCAAGACGAACCAGTGGAAGAGGATCCTGAAGAGGAGGCCGAGGAGGAATCCGAGGACGAACCGGAAGGGACTGATGAGCGAGCAGCGGAAGGAGAGGACTTATATGCC